CAGATAAGGCCGAAAGATTATCACCGCTCACAGTAAACGTACGAGCAAGGACAATGTTTTCAGCCGCGCCACCGATCAGAAAATCGTTGCGAATCATCTCTTTTCTCCTTAGATGCCAGCGGCTTTTGCAACTTCGGGATGATCACGGTCAATCAATCCGCGAACCTCATGGCTCTTCAATTGCGGATTATCGCCCGAAAGCTTGTCCCAAAGTTTCCAATATTCGTCTACAGAATCACCTTCGCTCTTTTCGCTATTTACAGCATCCTCATCACTGGTAAGCTCAAGAACAGCCTTATCATATGATGGCTTAGCTTCGATAATAGCATCAAAGGATTCGGGGTCATTCAAGGCCAACTTACGCATAGGCGCATCTGCACCATCAACTTCCGCAGGAAGAAGCTTGCGATTACGTACAGCCATGTTAATACGATCATCCGCTTCACGGGTTCGCTTGTCATCCATGAGGACTTTCAACTGATCTGCTAGGCGAATGTTTTCATCTTCTACGTCAGAAAGCTTCTGCGTCAACTCGTCATTCTTTTCAGCCAAAACCAAGGTTTCTTCGTTATCGGTTTCGTCTGAAAGACTTACTTCAGCTTCGTCAGCTTCTTCGGACATTTCAGTAAGTTCACGAACCTTGCCTTCGATCTCATCGATCTGAAGTTCAAGTTCATCAACCTTCTCTGCCTTGTCCACAAGAGCCGCAACAGCTTCAGCAACAGCCGAATCTTCAGCATCCTCTTTCAAACCAAGAAGACTCAAGAGTTCCTTATCCATTTTAGGAATCTCCTTCTCGTTTGAGGAAATTGTGGTATCTGTCACGGCATTTTGCCCGACAGCTTCGTAAGTGCGCCGTACTTCTTGCCATTGATCTGGCGCATCGAATTCAATGGCATTCTCTGTATTTTCTGGGTCATAAGAAAATGAAACTTGATACATCTTAGATCCGTTAGTCCGTTCAAGCTTTTCCACGATCAGATTATCTTCACGAACATCACGAACCATATATGAAGTCATTTCTGCATCTGGATATTCACGATAAAAGCCTCGCGTTACAGCTTTAACCATATCTGTCAGTGAATCATCAGAAGCTAATTCAATATCTGGCATTATATCACTAAACCAACCTTCATCATTTAAGGTAATAGGAGCCATAGCAGGGAGAAAAGGGCGATTTGTCAAAGCGGCGGCTAAAAGAGTCGGGCCTTGCTGTGCGCCTGTTTCTTGGTTCGTCCTATTAAAAGTAAACTCTGGAGATATATAACGAAATTCTCCATTACCTACAAACTCTTTTGCTTTTTCAGTAAAGCGAACTTTAGCCATAAGCCTTTTCCCGCCTAACCCATCGTCTTCCTTATAGATATTGTCAACCCAACCTGCTGCCCTAGACTTTTCTGGATCTGGATTTAAAGATCCATGATTATAATCTAAAGGAATTCTATCTGGACCCGGGAAGTTAGCAATCATACGATCCATTACTTCGGGCGTTACTGAAAATTTACCATATCTTTGATGGTGAAAATCCCCAGTTTTTAATATTTGGATTACTGTATCTTCAACTTGCTCTTTGTCATTTAGACTTACTTCCTGTGACCAAAAAAACTTTTCTATCATAATTCTACACCTTTTTTGAGACTAACCAATCTGCCTTTTATGTCGGTAATTTGATCGACCCATTTCACGACATCGGCCCAATATGCGGCACTTGCCGTTTTGTCTATTCTGCCCTTTGCGATGTTTTTTGCGTGTCTAGCCTTAAACGATTCTCTCCGCTTACGGTATGACTCGCTTTCACCTTTTTTCTTTGGGCTTCCTTTTACGCCTTGCTGTCCAAATCTAATCAGACGAACTTTATTGCCTTGCTTAGCTAAGACTGCGTGACTTTTTGTTGGGTGCGAAGGAGTCCTTTTGGGCTTATTGTATCCCTCAAATTTTTCCCCTGCATATTCTATCATTTTTAAGTCTCTCTACTGCTCTTCCAAAGCAAGGCAATATTTCTATCAGTTTCTTCTATCTTATTATAAATACGGTTAATATTAGAGCTAATGTCATCAAGCCTTGATTCTATCATTTTCGTTACTATACTGTCTCTCTCATTTAAAGCGGCAACTTTTTGCTCCAAAAAATCAAGCCTTTTACCATGGTCGTTGATACTTGATTGCAATGTATCAATTCCTTTTTTCAATAAATAAATAACAAAACTACCTATTATGGTAAATGAAGCAACACCTAAAGAGAACAATAGTTCTACTTTTACAGATTCCATAAAAATTATTCTTCAATAACCTCAACAATAACTTCTGCCGCTTCTTCGCTTACCGATTCAGCAAATTTTCCAGTAATACCCATATATCCTAAAACAATAGCTATCAAACTGGCTATTCCAACCTTCATAGACTTAGTAGCTAACTTATCTTTCAAAAATTCCATAACACCCTCCTTAAAGGTTAGCTTTGCAGTATATTCCCCCCAAGCAAAATTTGCTTATACTGCAAAGCTAACACATCTAATTTACGCAAACAAAATAATCCCCTACAATTATTAGGCCATTTGCCATTAATGTTTACGTAATAACAATGCTATAATAGCACCTATAAACATTTTCGGAGGTTTTTCTACGGAAACATAAAATTAATACTTTTTATTGTAACCACCCATAGCCTTCATGGAGTCCTTCTTTCCATGCTGACCAGCTTTCATAGAGTCTTTCTTGCCGCCACGCATCTGACGCATTCTTTCCATTTTCTCCATGCGCTTTTGCCGCTTCATTTTCTGATCATCTAACATCTTGTCCATCATCTTCTTAACTCGCTGAAGGCGACCCATAGCACCTTCCATGTGAACATCTTCCATCCTCGGATTAGGCATCTCATTATCCTTGTTTTTAATGTAACCAGAAGAGTATGCGGCTTTCGCTACTTCTTCTGCCTTACTGCGTGTTGGGAATGGTCCTTTTGAACCCCAATAATAACCTTTAGAGGTTTTACGAATTGGCATTTTTGCTTTTCTCTCTAATTTTCTTTTTGGGAGGTGGCGTTACTTCCCATCCTTCTAAGCTTTTGAATCTTGAAGTATCCCTTTCTTTTGGCCTTTGCTTGTATAAATCCGCTCTGCTCCAAGATTCTTTTATCGGTTTGCTCATAATTCCTCCATTTCAATTATCAACATTTCAGAAGGCTTTGTTAAATTTATACCACCTCTAACAATCTGCTGTAACTCCCCCATAGATTCTTTTGATTGTGTCACTGTTTTGGTTCCTGTGATTCTAAACTTAGTATTCGGCAAAACAACAACTTCTTGTTCGCTTGAATATTTAGAATTATAGCCTATATAACGCCCTGTTTTACTTTGAGCCTTTATGACCACAGAATTAGTGTTATTCATAAAGTAAACTTTATCCCCTTTCTCGGTAAATCCCACTTGATCCAATCCAGATTTAGTGGAACTGCCCCTACTCGGCATTAGACCTGCGAAATCAGAGATAATGTCCCTACTGAGAGAAAAGGACGCGATAGGCATATTTATTTCTGCGCCTTCTACAAACTGCTCTTTTATTCTATTGTAAACATTCGGCGTTTGATTATCAAAGCTCATACCTCTATACATCACGCCTTCCATTGTCGGACACTTTTCTATATTGCTAATAAGATATCTATCATCAAAATTTTCTCTACCACTAATCACCCTTTCTCTCATTGCGGCAATGTCTTCGTAGGGCGCGGCAGTCCAATTGTCACGAATATTAGCATCTTCTCCAAGGGTCAACTCTTCTTCTCCATGGATAATTCTTCTATTTTTCTCTTCTTCAGTTTGGTATTGAGATTGGAAAAATTCTCCTACGGCAGACTTTGTTCTATTGCCGTGTAATTTTTGATTGTGTCCTATACCGCCCGGACTATGAAGCTGAATTTCAATATTGTCATGTGCGAAATATTCATCCTTCATAATGTAAATGTATATACACCTACAAGCTCCCCTACCATTACAATCCCTATGTGGAGGCATTAGATTGTAGTAACGCTTTGACCCTACTTCAACTCTTGTCCCATCAACAGCGGCACATTCTATGCAAGTATTTTGATCCATTAAAGATGAATAATAAGCAAAGGCAATATCATCTTTATACTTCATTGCCTTGTAGTGCCTACCAAGCGAGTAAGACTCTGATACATTTTTTATTGCCGCTTTTTTCCCTTCCCTATCGGCAACACCTACAATCTGATCAACAAGCTCATCTATGTTTCGTGAAGTTATTCCATCTTCGCCTAAAGTACGCCATAAGTCTTCGGCATATAACTGAGCGGCTCTTTCTATTTTATGGGTAATATCAAGAGACATAGCTCTAGCCCTTGCTAAAAAAAGCTCTTTAATCTCTTTTATTTCTGGCTCTTCATCTCTTAGCTGTATTCGGTTTCTCTGCCTATCAATTTCTTTTTCTATTTCAGCACTGCCTTTATAAAACAATCCGTTCATTATTTTATAAAATCCATTAGACAAAGCTTGAGAGTCAGTTTTCCTAACTTTAATTTCAGATATTGCTTCTGGACCCTCAGAGATGGCACTGACTACTTTGCCTCTAATATAATCAGCTAAGTCATATCTCATTCTTTGCGTAATTCTCTCAATATCCATTCTACCCTGCTCTAAATCATTTAGAATAGATGGGAAATTGGGAGCTTTCTCTTCTTCGCTTAACTCTTTTTTCTTATTCATTAGAACCAATCAACCCAAGTAAGATCAATGGTAACCTCACTGCTGTTTTTTGATTTGCCTACAACGCTTAATGTTTCATTTGGCAGAAGTCTAATGTCTTTTCCTATCAAATCGATATCTCTTGAATCAACTTTAGCCAATACATAGCCACGTGAATAATCACCATCTGTTGCAGTTGCTGAGTTTTTCATAATAGAAGCTAAGGAAGTATCAACATCTATATTTGTATACGTAGCAGATCCTCCAATTAATGCATTTTTAATTAATTTTACAGTAACCGACTTTGTTCCATCAGTGGCAATGCCGATATTGTCTAATCTGATCACAGAAAGATTAGTTTTGCCCTTAAAAGTAGGATTGTTTCTAACTGTTAAAATATTTTTAAACGAATCACTTACTGTAGTAATATTACCAGAAGACTTAACAAGTCCCAATACCTCTTCTTGCCCTTCAACAAACCCTGCAATAGATGAAGACTTCAAATTTATTAAATTTGAATTAGTTCCATTTCTTGTTGAGAATGTAAACTGCAAATGAGGAATTGAAGATGAGGGTATTTCATTTTTATTAGCATATCTTTCTGTATGGACAAGTTGGAATTCACTCGTTGTAGCACTTTCAATAAAATATTGTATGCCACCATAACCAAGCCATTGGTTTTTAATTTGAAAAATATTACCTGCTTGTGGATTTAGGGTTTGACCCGACGGGCCTTTCCCGTCCATCTTGTCAACATTCCACTCGCTCTGAGGGATTACATACTTGCTCCCTGTATTTTTTCTAATTATGCCAAAAGTCTCATTTTCGTATCCAAAGCCAAAAAAGTTTTCATAATTACCCACACCTGCTTCCATATTGCTATCTGGCTGAGCAGTTGAGAATAAAGAGGAAAACCTTGAGAGACTGCCTTGCCCCGGTTGATAATGTATAAAATCTTTCGACAACAGCGTTGAGCTTGAGTTTGCGTCTGGAGATTTTAAAATCAGCAAAGAATCTTCTGATAAAACTGTCCCATTGTTGGTTACTTGAGTTTCAACAAGTTGATTGTTGACTCCATAAAAAAACCCCATTTGTATTTGTGGAGTTAAGCCAGCAACTAGATTTTCTCCAAAAGCACTGACCATGGTCTTTGGTGGAGTAACATATACTGGAACTTTAGGATGCCCTCTTCCTACCATTTTATCTATCCTCTGCTTCTTCTAATTTTTGTAATCTTTTTTCTATGTATTCTATTTTTAAATTTTGACGAGTATCGTCTGGCAACGAACCTATTCTACCTAAAGGCCAATTAACTCTAAAGTAGTTATTATCATTAACATCTCTTTTTATGAGCATGACATCTACATCAAATCCAGAAAGCCTTATTTCTGTGTTTTCAATTCTATTACGAACCTCTTCAATTTCCACTTCTAATTCATATAGATCTTCTACGGCTCTTTCAAGCTTTTGTTGCGCTTCAAATACGCTCGATATCTGGTCCCATCCAAAATAAAGAGCCACGCCACCTGCTAATAGCATGATTAGCAATATACCAGCTTCTTTTGAAAGCTTATCTATTGCTCCTCCTGTATCAAGTGCGTCTGCCAATGCTACCTATACCCTTTTGATATTTCTTTTGCTTTTGGCGTTTGTTTGCTAAACTGCTTGCCGCTTTTTAGGTCTTTTCGCTTTTGTTTAGTAGTAGCCGCATAAGCTTGCGGAGACATTTTTTCAATGGCTTTTCTGGGGAGATATCTTTCTCCGGTAGCCTTGTCTCCTTGAGTGCTTGGGTTGCCCGACTTAGTTGTCCAATCCTCCCTTGTCCACTTGGAAAGAGATCTTTGGGGTTCTTTTTTGCCACCTTTTTTATAGCCCCCACCAGACTTTTCATATTCCCTCGCTAAAAGTTGTGCTTTCCTTGCTGACCATTGACCTGCCTTACCACCTTTTGAGCCTGCCATTATTTTATTTTTAAGCTTTTCACGCAAGCTAGGCTTTGTATATGTATTTTCGGCAAGCTTATAGTTAAGCTTTTCTATTGAACCCATTAATGAGTTTAATTTTTTGCTCATTGAGCTTGGAAAAACTTGAACACTGTCTTTTGTGTGCGTTTTGCCAGTATGTAAAGATCCATCTGGCATCTCATGCACCTCGCCTATAAATTCTGTCCCATCTTCTTTTATGTATTTTTTCTTATTCACTTTGAATCCTCTATTCATCACAGGTGAAGCGCGTTCCACAACTATGGCACACTGCTTTACAAGCCCAATAATCTAATATTGCGCCACATGCAGGGCATTCATGGTCTTCATTCTTCAGAAACAGGAACTTCGACTTCAAATTCATATTCAAAATACTTACTTAACCTCAATTGAGCATCTATTAGTCTTTTGATTTGCATCTTTAAAAAAATTACATCTTCTTCACTGCGGGTCTTAAACTGGACTAAAGCGGCAACGCTATTAGATAATGATTGTGCATAGCTAACTTGATCAGTTGTCTCATAAACACAAAGATCTACTTGCGGTTCGCTTTCTTCTTCCATTAGGTAGCCCTTCTAGGCAAAATATTTATTACTTCTTTCTCTACGCTCTGATCCCATCTATGCGACATATCTACCCACCAACCTCCTAACGGGCGTGGTCCTTTTCCTGTCTCATGCCACCAACCGTCCCCCTTACTGCCAAACTCATCTTTATAGGTAGGTAACTGTAAATGCCATTGCGTATCTGTCCATACTTGCCCTTTCGGGCCTATACGTTCACGGCTAAGCTCTACACACCACGACTCATGTATATGTCCACCTACCACAATGTGGGCATCGGGCAAATAAACAGCTCTCCTGTTTGTATTAATAACGCCCTTCGTTACGGGGCCACCTCCACCCGATCCATGTGTATAGGCAACATTGATAGAGCCTATGCTTTTTTTACTGGATGTCCGATTGGTCTTTAGTCGCAATATGATCCAACCCGAATATGGAGCGATTAGAATATCTGAGCCTGTCTTTAAGTTAAGCTCTCTCACGCAAGCAGATAACAAGTCAAATTCCGTGAACCGTGTTATGCTTGTTTCGTGGTTTCCTTTAGCCCACACATGAATATTCTTAGCATACGGCTCAAGGAACTCTACTGTCTCTTCAACTAATGCATTTAAATAATCATTTCTTTGGTATTCTTTTCTAACTGAAGACTTACTGCCACGCTTATCCCTTGATCCCTGCATGGCATCCCACCAGTCACCAAGAAAAACTATCTTATGCCCTCCATCTAATGCTTGATCTAAATGCTCTTTGAGCTTTCTTCTATTGCAATGAACCGAATCAAAATGCTGGTCACTGCAAAAAAGAAGACTCTCTTGTTTTGTATTTTTATCTAACTGATACTCTATAATAAAAGACTTGCTACCTACCCTTTTTGCAGTAGAACTCAAAAGAAGTTTCCTTTTTTAATCCTCGCCTTTTACTGCTAGCTCTCCAACTGCGCGATAGACCCATTCGGGCCATTCGTCATTGAAGCGTTGAACTCTTCTACTCTCTTCGTTGCGAACGGTTCTGTTGCCCGTCCTCGACCTATTATCAAGCCTTCTCTCAGCGGCAGAGTTTGTTCGCCTCTCAGAAGAAGTGTTTTGATCGGTAGGTTCTTCTGGGGTTTCTGGAACACTTTCCCCTTGTCCCACTCTTTCCATTTGTTCGATTTGTTGCATGTCTTTTATTTCTTGCCGCACAGACATAGGTTCGGGTGTAGCTTCGCTACGCTCCGGCAGTGCAAACTTATCGCGCAAGTAATCTTCAATATTTTCATCGGGCTGAACAAACACCTCGCCCACCTCACGCAAGAATCTAATAAGTTGCGGAAGGGCAACAGCCCCTATGTTAGAAGCGCGAAGTCGAACAGGGGTTGGCTCTCTGTAGTTCAGTTCAAGCAACGGCTTAATGACTTGCTCTGTATATGTGTCAGAAATCCACTTGGCAACATTCTTTAGCGAGTCATAAAAGAATTCCTGTGAGGTTTCGCCCAAGGCTCTATTGCCCCCATTGCCGAAGTTGATAAACTGAGCTAATCCACTCTTGCCAATTTCTTCATTGTGGTGGTTGATCGTAGGCAACACATCTAACACAGATCCCTGCGCCACTGTCTTAATATCGATCTCTACGCCATTCGGAGTGATCACATACGATTGGCTACCGGCTTTCCAGTTTTTGCCCATTTCGATTAGGGCTTTCAATCCTTCATTGTCAAAGTCTTCGGGTAGTTTTATGTGCGGAATACCTAACGCAAATCGCTCAATACGAATCGCATCAATGTGATATATTTGATCTTTTATAAACCAATGCTTGTAAGCTGAGCGCAACAAGCTTTGTCCTTCGTAGTTGTTGCCCTCTTGCTGATATGTAAATAGGACAGCTTTAGAAGGAAAAGGGATTTTTATTTCTCTGGGCGTTCTACCGTTATCGATCTGCTGAACGATCTCATATAGATTTTCATTGTCGTCCGTGTTCCATCGCCAGACAGTGGTCGCAAGGCGAGGTGCGATCTTTTTGATCATGAGCTTTGTCTGCCCGTTATACTGAACAGGCTCGTATACTTTTTCAGCCCAAGAGAACCCTGCCCAAAACGCAGAAGTAATATGCTTTAGGAACGAAGGCCAATTGATGCGCTCAAATGTATTAACCCGTATGAACTCTCGTTGTTCCTCATCGCCGCCCTCTATCGTCCAATCGGCAGACAGGATGGGCATCGTCACGGCATAGAGTAAGGCTTGGATCTGTGCGTCTGTCCTACGCATCTTATCATAGGTGTCTACTGCATTGGGAAAGGTTAGTTTTTCGTTGAACTCATCATTAGAAATAAATCCATCAAAATAGCTAACGCCGCCTTGCCCCAACTCAGTGGTGAGTCTTTTTCGCTCCGTCTGCTCGTTTAGCTTGATCTCTTTGCCGTCCGAACCAAAGAGCCTAAAAGCAGGTGGCGCGTTATCTGTCTTTATAGAAATTTCTGCCATCTTTTTTTTATTTCCATGAAAAGAAAAAATACTTTTTATAGTAACTGAAAAAACACCTACAGGGAAGCCAAACCTACTAGTAATTATAGGATTAGAAAGTCATCTCCTTGACTTGCATACCCCTTGAGTTTTTGTCTTTCGCGTTCGATAACGCTTCCCAAACAGCCCCTGTGTTTAAAAGCGACCTCCTTCTAGCGTGATACGCCATCGCCAACGTGTCGGCCCTGTCGGGGGAAGGCTCGCCTCGTTTACGCATCTCGGACTTAGACTCCATCTTTATTTGACCGCTACTCGTAATATCAAATTTACGTGCCGTCAATTGATGGATCAGCACTTTGTCGTTTGGGATAGAAAGCAGATCACCATTCTCCGAATTGTAATTCTTCTCAAACGCTTCACGCAGATGCCACATCATTTCCGTGCCTAAGTTCGCATACTTGAGCGGCTCCGTTGCTCTCATACCTGCATTAACGGGAATGATCCCATCCTTGATCTGCTCCTTAACGCGATCCGTTACACCTCCACCCAACCCTGCATCATCAATCGCTATCTTTGGAACGCCCGATTGTCTAAGCCGCACTACGCGCCCTGCCGTCTTCATCAAATCTTTACCTTTGTATGTCTCTATAATGCGGGCCTCGTTGCCCAGAAACTCAATAAAGCAGGTTTCATCGCCACCAAAACGGGCAACGTCCACTGCTACTGCGCGTCCCTTAGCCCCCCTCACATCTCTGTCCACTGCCGCCATGACCCAGTTGATGGGGATCATCGTATCGTCTGTCTCTTCGGGAAACTCCCCCAAGTTCATAGCA